AAACGGCAGATGCAAGAACTGTACGGTGTCAGCGAAGCAGGTTTGGCTGCATATTTTCTTGACCCTGAGAAGGCTGCACCTATTTTGACTCGTCAAGCTGAGGCTGCGAAGATTGCGGCACGAGCCAAAGAACAGGGCCGTATCCAACTGTTGTCTGGTACTGCTGAGGAGATCGCAGCTCGTGGTATCACAGCACAGGAAGCCGAAGCAGGGTTCACGGCGATGGGTTTGCAAGAAGGTTTGTACACCGAAATGTTTGGTGAGCAGGCTTTGACTCAGCAACAAAAGGTTGGGGCCGCACTTGGCTACGATGTCGCAGGGCAACAAGGGTTAAAGAAACGTCAAGCAACCCGCAAAGCCGAGTTCGGTGGCGGCGGATCGTTCGCTAAAACAACTGGCCAAACATCCGGTACCGTTCAAACTGGTTTGGGTGTAGCCGAATAATCTAAACACTTGACAACCACCGGGAGTGGTGATACAGTCACGAGTATCTTCTTTTGAAGATAACCGTCGGACCCCCCGAGTTCGGTGTGTACAACAGGGTGAGATTGCAGCCATTTGGACTCCTCTAGTCCAAGTGTGGGCAGAAAGAGTGGGTCATGTCAGATACGAACTACGAGTTTGAGGAAGACGCAAAGGACCAGGTAGAACGGAATCCAGTACGTCAACAGCTTCGAAATCTTGAAGCCAAGAACAAAGAACTGGAAGCCAAACTGTTAGAAGCTACAGACGCGCAACGCAAGTTGGCATTTGTGGAAGCGGGCGTTGATCTTAACGCACCGGTTTCACGCTACTTCGTTAAAGCGTATGACGGCGAAATGACAGCAGACGCAATCCGCCAAGCCGCACAGGAAGCAAATCTCATCGCAGGTACGCAACCGAAAACCGAAATTCAAGCCGAACAAAAAGCTTGGGATCGGGTTTCGAAAGCAAAAAGTTTCGGTGAATCTGTTGAACCTGAAGTGGATTGGAACGCCAAAATCCTTAACGCCAAATCTCAAGACGAAGTTATGCAACTGCTGGCCCAGGTTAATCAACAACAAAACATCTAGCCTCAAAGCAAGTCTTTGGGGAGAAAGACCCCAAAGGTCATGGCATACACACAACAAAGTTCATTATCAGTCGATCAGGCGGCGTTTGACCAGATTGCGTATTTCGCACTCCGTTCAGAAATGCTTTTTGACGCAGCAGCAGACGTACAGCCTGTCGCTCAGTCAATGCCTGGAACATCAGTCGCGTTCACGATTTTCTCGGAACTCGCAGATGCGACAGCAACACTCAGCGAAACAACTGATGTCACCGCAGTAGCGATGGCAGACAGCCAAGTAACTGTCACCCTTGCCGAGTACGGCAACACGATCAACACAACAGCGAAACTGCGTGGAACTTCGTTCCTTGACGTTGATGCTGTTGCAGCAAACCTCATCGGTTACAACGCAGGATCGTCAATCGATACTGTTGTCGCTAACATTTTGAAGGATGCAACGAACGTGATTTACGGTGGTGGCGGTGCAACAACCCCAACAACGAACGCAACAGTTCAAGCAGAGGACATCATTGAAGCCAATGACGTTCGCAAGGCAACAGCACAGTTGCGTGGTTCGAAGGCTCAGACGTTCAACGGAATGTACATGGGTTTCATTCACCCAGACGTTTCGTACGATCTTCGCCGCGAAACCGGCGCACAATCGTGGCGTGACCCGCATAACTATGTGGACACAGCGAACATCTACAATGGCGAAATCGGTGCGTTTGAGGCCGTTCGTTTCATTGAGACTCCTCGCGCCCCATTGGATTTGACTGGTGGTTCAGCTTCAACAGTTGATCTCTATTCAACTCTTATCATGGGTCGTCAGTCATTGGCGAAGGCTCACTCGATCACAGACGGCAACGGAGCATATCCGAAGGTTGTTCGTGGTCCAGTAATTGATTCGTTGATGCGTTTCAATCCGATTGGTTGGTACTGGTTGGGTGGCTACGGAATTTTCCGTCAGGCAGCTATCCGTGTTCTCAACACATCGTCTTCGCTTGGTGGCGCATAAACCCCACTAGTTGAAGTAAGTTAATAAATGTAGAGCCAGGCAGTTCCCCTTCTGCCTGGCTCTACTTTTGTATGGTGTATAGTGTCCGTGTGAGAGGTTTTTATGTCTATTTCTAATTACGCTGAAAACAAAATTTTGGAACACACCACAGGTAAAACTGCTTGGACTATGCCAGCTACGGTGTATGTGAAGTTGCATACTGGTGATCCTGGTGAGGCTGCGACATCTAATGCGGCTACTGAGGCAACTCGTAAGTCTGCTGCTTGGGCGGCTGCGTCTTCTGGTTCTATCGCAACTAACGCGACTCTTGAATGGACTAACGTTGCGGCAACAGAAACGATCACTCATTGGTCTTTGTGGGATGCTTCAACTTCAGGTAACGCTTTGTGGACTGGTGCTTTGTCGTCGTCTGCGGCTGTTACTGCTGGCGATACTTTTCAAATCACTTCGCTTACGCTGTCTCTCGATTAGTCGTAGGGGGTAAACCCTATGGCACAAACAGCAGTTACGGGTTTCGCAGAACCGTTTTCTGATACACGCCCGTTTTATCGTGGCACATATTTTCGTGTTGTTGGTCGTACGGCTACGGGTTCTGGTGGTGGTACTTCTGGGGTTGCTTCTGGTTCTGCTCAGATACGGTTAGGGCAGTTAACCGATTTCAGTTTTCCGTTTAGGAACGGTGGCCGTTTTTATCTTGGTGTTCGTGCGGTTCTTACTGTTACTGCTACGGCTTCGGGTTCCGGTACTGCTTCTTCTTCGGCGAACATTGTTAGGTTCCGAACGGCGACAGGTGATGGTGTTGGTAGTGCTACCGCGGTAGGAATCCTTGTTGCTGTTCGTACTGCTACAGGTTCAGGTGTTGGCACAATGGATTCGACAGGTTTACGTATTGTGCTACGAACCGCTACAGGTTCAGGTGAAGGTTCGGGTAGTGCTTTCTTTGGGCAAATCCCATCGCCTACTGCCACAGGTTTAGGTGTCGGGTCGGGTACTGCTGTTGATTTGGTTATCAATATCCGTACCGCTACAGGTTCGGGTGCGGGTTCGGGTACGGGTGTTTGGTTGTTGGTGTCTTTGCGTACTGCCACAGGTTCGGGTGCAGGTACGCAAACTGGTGTCGGCGCACGTATCGAGCGTCGTACTGCGACAGGTTCAGGTGCGGGTACCGGTACAGCGGATTGGGATAAGTCACACATTTTTCGTGTGCCGTACATTGACACTTATGGTGGCGGTAAGTTCGGTATGTTCGATGTTGAGAACCGTTTAGGTTCGTACTACAAAAACTATACCCGTGGTCTAAACCTTTACAAGTTAACTAACGGCGAGTACACTACTGTGGAGCAACGAGATCAAGGGCAGGTTAAAAAATTGTGGCATGGTGGCAGGGATCATTTTTTGACTGATGTGGAATACGCTGAACTTCTTGCAGACGGATTTGGAGCGAACATAACCTGATGGCTATTTTTAGGACACCTACAGAGAACGTGGTTGCGGTTCTGCCCGTTGACGAAAACGAGTTGTCTTCTGATGAGAAGTTGGCTCAACGGTTGGCTCGACATTATGCGCCGACGGCTCGTGGCGTGAACGTGTTTTTGTTAACCGATGGAAGCTATGTCCAGAAGCAGCCTGGCGATATGGATACTGTCGCTAAAACATATTATGGTGGTCACAACATTGAGGTTACGCCTGCTGAGGTTGCTTCGTTGACAGCGGCAGGGTATGGGGCGTTCATTGAAGCATAGGGAAACGCATCCAGGTTTAGATGTTGAGGGTTGCTTCGGTTGCCGTATCGCACATTTCAATGTTTCTGCTGAGGCTATGCCTACCCGTAAACCTGAATCTAAACGGATCATCGAGAAGGAACGTGTATTGGATAAGGACCTTGACGCTTATCATCGGTTGCGTTTGGATGGTCAGCAACCTAAACATATTGATGGTGCTGCGATTGTCGAGAAACGTGCCGACGAGAATTGGCAGGTTGCTACAGGTATTTTGCCTGACAAAACAAATATCGTTTAATGCAACCTTTACCTGACCTTACGTGTGTCGTCGTTTCGTGGGGTTCTTGGTTTAATAAATATGGGCAAGATTTTATAAAAAATGTTACGGCTGCTAATCCGCAACCTACAGAGTTTCTTTTTGTAACAGACAAACTTCAAGACGGTTTGCCAAACAATTTTAGACAAGTTTTGGTACCAGACATTGATATCAATAATCGTTGGCGATATGCGTTGGAGTACACGAGAACTGGTTGGTGGTGTTGTTTGGGGTTGGATGATTTGATGCCTGCTGACGGGTTTCGTGATTTGGTGTTTGATGGTGACATTGTTTTGTCGGCATGGATGGACAGTAACGGTGTTGTGCATACACCAACAAAGGAACGTTACGATTCGATGTTTGAACAGCAGGCATATCAGATGCAGGGTTGGTGGATGGCGCGTGTTGGTTTGGATAAACGGATACCTAAACGACCTATTGTGTGGGAAGATTGGGTTCAATGGTTTGAGTTTAAGATGCACGAAGTTGATGTCAGGTTTGATCCACAGATAAGAATGTTTTATAGGGTGCATCGTGAACAGTTTTCAAATGTTGATAACAGTCAAAACGCTATGGCAAAAATCAATTTGATGCGTGAACTTGTGCAACAAGGCAACGTTAAACCTGGTGCAGTATGGCCACCGGAACTTCTATGAACTACCAGTATTGGTTCGGTACTGAAGCATCCAAGTACGGGTATGGTGCGATGTTGGAAGGTTTCAGGTCGGGGTTGCCTGCCGATGTCCAGTTGCACGATCAGGCTTCTGTTGCGGTGTTGATGTATAACCCGTCTTTGGTTCACGGGTTTTTACGTGGGCAACATCGTGCGCTGTATACGATGTGGGAAACAACGGAGTTACCTGAAAAGTATTACAGATATTTAGATACCTACGATCAGGTTATTGTGCCGTGTGAACATAACCGTGAACTGTTCTCAAAGTATGCAACTAACGTTTCTGTAGTGCCGTTGGGTGTGAACGTTGACTATTGGAAGCCGACACCTAGGCCGGCAAATAGCAGGTTCAGGTTTCATGCAGGTGGTTCGATGTGGCTACGCAAAGGGTTGGATGTTGTTGTCAAAGCGTTCGAGTTATCTGGTGTTGACGCAGAGTTACATATCAAGGTGCCGATGAAACGGTTTGTACCGGATCGAGAATGGCCGTCAAACATCATTATCCATACGGGATGGATGTCTAAAGAAGAACAGTTTGATTGGTTTAATCAAGCGGATTGTTTTATTGCGGCGAGCCGTGGCGAAGGGTTTGGGTTGATGCCGTTGCAGGCTATGGCTATGGGTATCCCTACGATTGTTACCCCGACTTCTGGGCAGGCACAGTTCGCTGACCTTGCTTCCGTGGTGGTACCTGTTACATCTCAGAACTGCTCAGGTTACGAGATTGACAGTTTTGCTGGCTGTTGGGATGAACCTGATGTTGACGCGCTTGTAGAGGCTCTCAGAGGGGTCTGCGGGGCTTCTGACGGGTATAAGGCTGTGGCGTTGAATCGTGTTGGTCGGGTTGCTGAATACAGTTGGGATAAGTCGTGCCGCAAACTGATAGATGTTTTACCGGTGGGGCAAATTATTGAGAACCCTGTGTTTGAACCGTATCTTTGTTTCGTAAAAGTTAGGGTGAACCGTGTTTGTGAGGCTGGGATTAACAACGATCATTGGGATTTTGTGCCAGGGGTTGACTACACGATACCTAACCAAGTCTATGATATATTGGTTAGAGCAAAATATATTGAGTCTTTCGAGATTCTAGAACGGAGCAACGATTATGCCAATGGTAGGAAAAAAGAAGTTTCCATACACAAAAAAAGGTAAAGCCGACGCTAAGAAGGCAGCCAAAAAAACTGGTATGTCAATGAAGAAAGCCAAAAAATACTAACAAATGTCAACTGCTGGTGCGGTACTAACTAGAGCCAGTCGCCAACTTTTATCGGGAACCGTTGAAGAACGAAACAAGTTAGCGACAACGGTTACTTCGGCAGACACTTCTATTGTGCTGTCCTACGATCTGGGTGGGTTCCGTGAAGGTTCAATTATTGAGATTGAATCAGAGTTGATGTATGTGTGGGAGTCTGCGACGGCAACCAAAACTTTGACTGTTCAACGAGGCTACGACGGTACTACCGCAGTAGCACACACCGCTGGTGTTCTCACCACAGTTAACCCACGGTTCCCACGGCAACAAATGTTGGATGCTTTGAACTCCGACATTGATGATCTGAGTTCGACAATGAACGGCCTGTTCAGAGTTGTCGCCCAAGACATTAGTTACAACGGGTCTGATCGTCAAATCAATTTGACTTCAGGTACAGGCATCATCGATTTGTTGGATGTCAGGTTGCGTTATTTAGCTGACGACTATCCGGTGATCCGTAAGGTCAGGTTGCAACGCAATCTACCGACAGCAGATTTTGCGTCAGGTTTCGCTATCGTTTTCGACGAACCGGTTATGGCTGGTTCTTTGAGGGTTGTCACGAAACGTGAGTTCACTCGTGCTTCTAGTGAGTCATCAGATTTGCAGTCAGCGTGTTTCGTGCCGCAATCCTGTGAAGACATTTTGGAGATGGGTGTCTTGTTGCGGATGATGAACGGGCGTGAAATTAAACGGAACTTTATTGAATCGCAAGGTGACACTCGTAGATCGGATGAGGTGCCTGCTGGTGCTACACGGGATTCGTTGACGAACATTCAAAGGTTGCGTCGTGAACGTATCATCGCAGAAGCGGCACGACTTAAACAGCAGTATCCACTAGTTTTCAGGAAGTAGCCGATGGCTGCCTATCTTGTAGATTTCACTACCGCTTATAGTCCTGCGCCTGCGTTCTATTCGGGTACCGGTGCAACAACTCTTGTACCTAACGTTTTCCCTGTCGCTATTAACGGCAGACCGTATCTGATTGATTTGAAAGCTGGTTCGTTTCAACGTCAGTATGATGCGCGTGTCCGTGATTCGGTTGACCAGTCTGCTGAACCTGGCGAGTCGGCGATCAACCCTCAGGGTTTGTGGCGACGCTCACAATCATCTTGGCATTATGGTGCCGGTCAAACTTATGGTGATACTGCTGACGCTGAAGCGTTCAGGTTTAACACTTCGAAAGGTGTTGAGGTTTGGAGTAAAGGTCAAGCAACTTTGTTGAAAGACACGACACAAGTGTTGGCTGATAGTGCTTCTACGTTGCGGGCTTTGACTGTCGGTACACGACTGTATGTGGGTACTGGTGGCGATGTTAAATATACAACGAACCTTTCAACGTTTACGAACTGTACGAGTGAACCTGCTGGGAACGTTGGTGGTATGGCTACTGACGGTTTCAATGTGTTTGTTGCGTTCGCAAGTCACGGTATCCATAAGGTCACTACTAGTTCCGATGCGTTCGCTTCGTACATTTCGGGTACTGACACGTTCGTTAATTTGCGTTACGTTAAAGGCCGTTTAATGGCTTCGGAAGATAACGATGTCTATAACTTCACTAGTTCGGGTGGCCCAGGTTCACCGTTGTTCAGTCACGC